GGGTGACGAGCAGCTGCAGGTCATCAGCGAGGCCGACGTGGCAATTATTGTCGAGGCGGCGTGATGGCCTATACGAAGCCGGAGCTCAGAGAGCGCATCAAGGATCGGGTGACGGCCAGCGACAAGGGCGGCAAGCCCGGTCAGTGGTCGGCACGCAAGGCGCAACTGGTGGCGCAGGAGTACGAAAAGGCCGGCGGCGGCTACTCGGGCAAAAAGACCGAAGGCCAGAAGTCGCTCACGAAGTGGACCGGAGAGGAATGGGGTACGAAGTCTGGCAAGCCCAGCACGCAAGGCCCGAAAGCGACCGGAGAGCGCTACCTGCCGAAAAAGGCCCGCGAGGCCCTGACCCCGGCAGAGTACGGAGCAACCAGTCGGGCGAAGCGGGAAGCGACCGCAGCCGGCAAACAGCATTCCCCGCAGCCGAAGGCCATCGCCAAAAAAACAGCCAAGCACAGGTGACCCATGCCAGCCAAAAAAGCCGAGAAGCCAATTGCCAAGACCACAGCCGGTAAGGGCGCGAACTACCGCAAGACCGAGCAGGGCGCCGGCATGACACAGAAAGGCGTCGAGGCGTATCGGAAGGCGAATCCTGGCAGCAAGCTGCAGACCGCCGTCACCGAAAAAAACCCCACTGGGGCACGGAAGGCCAGACAGGAATCGTACTGCGCGAGGTCCGAAGGCCAGATGAAGATGCACCCCGAGGCCGCGAAGGACCCTAATAGCAGACTGCGGCAGGCACGCAAGCGCTGGAACTGTAAATAGTCTATGATCGGAATGACGCCGGTTACGGCAAACACACTTAGAGGGCAGAGACATGGCGAATAGCATCGCAACCGGCGTGGCATATGCGGACCCGGAGTTCCAAAGCGTAAGCGTCACAGGCGCAGTCACACTGGCTGGCGCTGTTGACATTTCCAGCGGCGACGTGAATATCACGACCAGCAGCGCAAGCACCAGCGGATCGACCAGCGTCGAGCCCCTGTCAGTCAGCACGACCATGACAGGCGCCGGCGGCGTCGGTGGCCGGGCAAAGTTTTTGACTACCATCAACGCAGCGCTGGGCGGCTGGTCAAACGCCGTTAAGGGCGAAGTGGTCTATGGTGCGTCTGGGCGCACCACTGGTCTGGGCTCTGCTGTCCTGGCAGAAATGACGCTGTCAGCTGGCACCAGCTCTGGCACTTATGCGCCCCTTGAAATTGAGCTGAACATGCCTGCCGGCGCAGTCACTGGCACGCTGACGTCGCTGATTCATGCCAGCGTGCAGGGCGCAGCCGTTGGCACGTTTGACACAGGCGGTCGGTTCTTCAACCTGCAAGGCGTCACAGCCGGCGCAGGCAAGATCTGGGTCACTGGTACGACGCTTGGCACCGCTGCTGGCGGTCTGCGCTGCCGCATCGGCACCACTGACTACTGGCTGCCCCTTTACGCTGCGCAGCCGACCTGATGGATCTGCAGTATATGCAGGAACTGCGACAGGGCCTTTTGCGTGAATTGCAGGAGGCCCTGGAGCGTGTTCAGCAGGCAAAGGGCGCTATTGCACTGGCTGATCAGTTGATTATCCAGCTGCAGGAGCAGGCAAAGGTTGATCAGCGTATTATCGACAGCTAATATGACTAAAGAGTTATTAGAGCAGCGCTACCGCGAACTGCAGGCACAGGCCGAGAACATACGGGCCAGCCTGTATCAGGTCGTGGGCGCTATCGCCGATGTCGAATGGTGGATGGAAAAGCTGAACGAGGCCGAGAATGCTGAAAAAGAGCAAGACACAGAAGGCGTTTGACCAAAACGTCGCCACAGAGGTCAAGGCAGGCAAGCCCGTCAAGCAGGCGGTCGCCATCGCTTACGACGTGAAGCGTAAGGCTACGGCCAAAGCGGCTAAGGGCAAGAAGTAATGCCAGGCGGCAGGCCAAGCACATACGACCCTGCGTTTATTGACGAGATTATCCGTCTCGCCAAGCAGGGCAAATCCTTTGAGCAGATATGCTATCGGCTCGACATCGGCATGACTACGATCTACCAGTGGCGCGACGCTCACCCAGAGTTTGCGAAAGCCTTAGAGGAAGCGAAGGTTTATGAGCAAGCGTATTGGGAGGACTTGGCCGAAGCCCACATCGTCGAGACAAAGGAAGGCCCCCGGCTTAACGCTACTATCTGGTCACGCTCGATGGCTGCGCGGTTCCCGAAGAAATACCGCGAGCAGGTCAAGCAGGAGATCACTGGCGCCAATGACGCGCCCCTGCTGCAGGGCATCCAGGTCACATTCGTGAAGCCAGATGCAAGCGGTCAAGGCTGAATTCCCCGACAAGCTGAATGTCCTGTTTGCGCCTAAGCGCTACAAGGTGCTATACGGCGGCCGTGGTGGCGCCAAGAGCTGGGGCGTCGCGAGAGCCCTGTTGATACTGGCCGCGGGCAATCAGCTGCGCATCCTATGCGCCCGAGAGTTCCAGGTCTCGATGAAGGACTCGGTCCACAAACTGCTGTGCGATCAGATTGACAACCTGCGGCTGGGATCCTTTTACGACATCACCCAGAATGCCATCCGCGGCAAGAATGGGTCAGAGTTTTCGTTCGTCGGGCTGCGGAACAACACGGCCAGCCTGAAAAGCATCGAAGGTGTCGACATCTGCTGGGTCGAAGAGGCGCAGACCGTTTCACGCCTGTCGTGGAACATATTGATCCCGACGATCCGGAAAGAAGGCAGCGAGATATGGATCACGTTCAACCCTGACCTGGAGACGGACGAGACCTATCAGCGCTTTGTGCTGCACCCGCCGCCTGATGCCGCGGTCGTCAAGGTCAACTGGTCGGACAACCCGTGGTTCCCCGAGACTTTGCGGCAGGAGAAGGACGCACTCAAAGAGCGCGACATCAACCAGTACAACCAAGTCTGGGAAGGGCTCTGCAGGCAGACGGTCGACGGCGCCATATTCGCTCAAGAGATGCAGAAGGCCGAGATCGAGAACCGCATCACGCGAGTGCCCTACGATCCGACGAAGCCGGTCCATGCGGTATTCGACCTGGGCTGGTCGGACTCGACGGCGATCTGGTTTGTGCAGTTTATCGGGATGGAGACTCGGCTGATCCGGTATCTGGAGGATAGTCAAAAGACGATGACGCACTACCTGCACCAGTTGCAGACGTTTGGTTATGTGTATGACACCCTGTGGCTGCCGCACGACGCCGAGAACAAGACTCTGGCGGCTGGCGGTCGGAGCATCGAAGAGATCGTCCGTGCTGCCGGGTTCAAGACCAGGATCCTGCCGAAGGTGCCGGTACTGGATTCGATCAACGCAGCCCGCACAGCCTTCTATAATTACTGGTTTGACCGCGAGGCCTGCGCGGACGGTCTGCAGTGCCTGCGCCACTATCGGTACGAGGTCGACCCAGAGACGGGCCAGTTCAGTCGGACGCCGCTGCACGATCAGTATTCGCACGGGGCTGATGCTTTCCGCTATATTGCACTAATGATCAGAGAGCCTGCGCCCCGTAAACGGCAGCCGGCAGCACCGCTACAGGCCGGAGGATGGATGTTATGAGCGACTATCAAGACATGACGAGCGGCGACGAGCGCATCAATCAGGCGATAAAGTTCTGGCGATTCGTCAATGACGCCGACGCGATGAACAGAGCCGAGGCCCTGTCTGACCTAAAGTTCGCTGCAGGCGACCAGTGGCCGGTCGAAATCCAGAACAGCCGCAACCTAGAGGCGCGTCCCTGCCTGACGATCAATAAGGTGGATGCCTACTGCCGGCAGGTCGAGAACCAGCAGCGCCAGCAGCGCCCGCGGATCAAGGTTCACCCCGTCAACGATGACGCTGACTACAAGATCGCCCAGATCATTCAGGGCATCGTCCGACACGTCGAGGTCAACAGCAACGCGGATACCGCCTACGACACGGCTTTCAGCAATGCAGTCCGCATGGGATGGGGTTACTGGCGCATCAATACGGACTACGTCCGCGAGGATTCGTTTGACCAGGAGATATTCATCGAGCCAATCGACAGTCCCTTCACGGTCTATTTCGACCCTAACAGCGTGCTGCCGGACGGATCGGATGCAAATTACTGCCTGATCACGACTGTTCTCGACAAAAAGATATTCCGGGATATGTACCCAGACGCCGACGACGGCGCCAATTTCCAGCAGCGGTCGACGGGCGACAGCACTGCAGCCTGGGTGACCAAAGAGGACATCCGGCTGGCTGAATACTTCTACTTTGAGCGCGAGAAGGCGAGGCTGTTCCTGCTGTCCGACGGCTCGACGATGTTCGCCGATGGCCAGGACTTCGAGCAGCGCGTGGCTGCAGCCGGTCTGATGGTCGTGTCCAGCCGCGAGAGTTACCGGAAGGTCCTGAAGTGGATCAAGATGACGGCGATGGAGGTGCTAGAGGAGCGCACGCTGCCGAACAGGTATATCCCTGTTGTGCCGTGCTATGGCGCTCAGGTCGTCGTGGACGGCAAGCGCAAGAAGTATGGGCTGGTGCGGTTCGCGAAGGATCCCCAGCGCATGTACAATTTCTGGCGCACCAGCATGACCGAGTCGGTCGCACTGGCGCCGAAAGCCAAGTGGCTGCTGGCCGAAGGTCAGGACGAAGGCCATGAGAACGAATGGGCGCTGGCTAACATCAAGTCGACGCCTGTCCTGCGCTACAAGCAGACCGACATTGAGGGCAGACAGGCCCCCGTGCCGACCCGCATTCAGCCAGAGCCCCCGCCAGATGGCATCATGACGAGCGCAGCAGCCATCGCCAGCGACCTGCAGATGGTCATCGGGATCCTCGACCCGAATCAGCTGCCGAGCGGCAATATCTCGGGCAAGGCGATCCAAGGCCAGCAGTCGCAGGTGGATCTGAACAATTTCCACTTTTACGACAACCTGACCCGCAGCCTGAAACACACTGGCCGGATCATCCTCGACCTGATACCGCACATTTACGACACGCAGCGCGTCATGCGGATCATCGGCGACGACGGCCAGCCTGACCTGGTGACGGTCAACCAGATGGCAGCGACGGGCGAGATCCTGAACAATATTACCGTCGGCCAGTACGACGTCATCATGGACGCAGGCCCCGGCTACCTGAGCAGGCGCCAGGCCGCGGTCGACAGCATGGCACCGCTGATGACGACGAATGCCGAGCTGTTCAAGATCGCCGGCGACCTGTTTTTCCGGAATCTTGACTTCCCGGGTGCGGATACCATCGCCGACCGTCTGGCTGCGATGAACCCGCTGGCGAACGTCGATACCAAGTCGGACATCCCGCCAGAGGCGCAGATGCAGATTGCTGCATCGCAGGAGCAGATCAAGCAGCTGCAGGATCAGCTGACCGCTGCTCAGCTGGAGATCAACAACCGGATGCAGGTCGCGCAGCTGCGCGAGGAAGGCGCCACCAGACGCAAGCTGATGGATGTCACCAGCAGGGCGCACAACACCGAGACGATCAGCGAAAGCCGGATGCACGAGAGCAACATCCGAGCCGTCACCGCCCAAAACGAGGCCGAGATCCGTGCCATGACGCAACTATTACTTAAGCGCATGGACACCAGACAACTGCAGTCCGAGATTGAGCGCAGGAACGCTGAACAGCTGGGAATGATGCAGGCTGGCGACTATCAGATTGAGGAAGGCAGTAGTCCATTTTTGACACAGCCGCAACCTGGGTTATATTAGTTAAATCCTACCGGCGGGAAACACCGGGTAAATTCGTGAGGCAGGCCCATGTCAGAGGCAGCAGGTGAACGTCCGCAGGCGGCGAATATCGTCACTTCGGACAATTTAGCGGAATTCCATGCGGTTAAACTGGGTTTAGCTGACCCGGCACCGACAGCAGATCAGACGTCGACTGCTAGTCCGGAGCCAGAGGCACAGAGTGAACAAGTTTCGCAGGATGACGCAAGCGCGACAGGCGAGAGGAAACAAAACCCCAAGCTAGAGCGGCGTTTTAGTGAGCTGACCAAGCAGCGCGAGCAGGCGAAGGCGGAAGCCCAGCGTGAGCGCGAGGCCAGAGAGGCTCTGGAGGCACGGTTACGGGATCTGGAGACCAGGGCGGCACCGCAAGAGCGGGCACCGCAGCAGGTCATCGAGGAGCCCAAGCCGGAGCAGTTCCGCGATATGTATGAGTATGCGAAAGCACTCGCTGAATATACCGCGGAGC